GCAAGTTGCTGGGCAGTATCTGAAACCTTCTTTCGTGAGTACTCGTCAAGGTTCTTGAACGCGCCGAGCGATTCAACGCCGAACGCCTTAAGGAAGTTCTGGCGCTGGTTGTCTAAGCCCGCGATTTGATCCGTTAGGGTACTATAACTAGCGCGGAGTTTATCAACCTCACTCGCTTGGAGCCCGCCGCTCTTCAGCTTCTCTGTGATGACTAAGCGCTTTTGCTCTAGTTTCGCGATCTCCTCCGAGGTCTTGACCTGCGCTTCCATATCCTCCGTCGTCATCTTTATATTCTTGTTATATAGGCCCAAGAACCCTTGGAAGATGCTGATCTTGTCGTTGAGCGTATCGAAGACCTTGATCATGCCCTCGCTCACCGATTTCGCCCCAGTTAGCCTACGCACAAGACCGACAAAGGCTAAAGACACCAACGCGGCGGCCCCCGCCATCTTGATAAGGATTGCGAGCGTTGGGGCTAAGAAGATGCTATAGAAGCCCGCCATGATGCGCCCAAGAGACAGCGCGGCCATACTCGTACCCTTAAATGCATAACTAGCGCCGATAGAGAATGTAGCCATAGCCACAAGCGCAAAGCCGAGGTGGGTGCCGATCTCAGTCAAGAACTGCAAAGACCTGCCCAAAGCAGCAACCGATTGCGCCGCCTTCTGATTGTTAGACAGGAAGTCGCTCGCCGCGTTGACCAACTTCGTATATGTACCAAGAGCCCCCTTGGCCGCCACGTCCTCACGCATAATCGCAATCGACAGGGCGTCTTCTGCGCTCTCTGCTAGTTTCAGCTTTGAGCTCAAACTCTTGAGGCTCTCATCAGCCGCGTTTTGTAGAGTGCCATACGAGTTGATGAGCCCGTCCATCTTACGATTAAAATCGTCAGAGTCTTTAGATACTAGCTTGAGCGCCTTCATAAAGGTGGGCAGGGCCTGCGACCCGAAGGCTTTTGAGAGCCTAGACATCACTTCTGTCTCTGTCCCGCTCGTCTTCTCTAGGTTCTTACGAGCGCCCTCTAGCAGTTTTACGAAAGACCTCGGGTCTAGTTTGCCCTCTGGCCCCGCGAGCATCTCCCTCGCCAGAGACTCTCTCGCGAGCTCTCTGAGTGGAGCGCTAACTGCGATCTTGTATTTATCGGCTAAGTCTTTAGCCCGCTTCTCCACCTGTGCGTTCGCGTCTCCTGTTAGGCCGAGCATCGTGAGCAGGGCGTTACGGCCCTCATTACGCATTACCCTATCCCCCTTAAACACGCTTAGGGCCTCTGAGATGTTGTCCCTCGCCTTTAAGAACGCCTTATCTACGCGAGAGAAGACCGTCAAAGTAGAGTTGAGCGAGCTCTTAATCGCCTGTGCCGACTCACGCGGGCTCTTACCAAGCGACTTGAACCCCGCCAACATCATTAAGAAGAAGGCATCGGCGTCGCCCGACTGGTTACTCAGATTACTCAGCGATCCGCCGAGCGACTTAAAGCCCTCTCGAACGTCTGGCAATCCCATATTTAAGGTCTGCGAAGCTTTCACCATACGGTCTAGCGACGTTGATACTCGGTCCACGTCGCCGCCAAAGGCGAAGATCGAGTTGTTGACCATTGTGACAGCGCCCGACAAGCTGATCGCACCTGCGGAGGCCGCCGACAGCTGACGCGCAAGGTCTGTTAGAATGATAGACTCCCGAGCCGTTCGGCCCGTCCTAGCAAACTCGTCAGAAGCCTTAACCAACTCTTGATTTGTGAACTGAGTTGACTTCGCGAGGTCTGCCATACGCTCGGTCACTAAATCATACTGAGAGAGAGTCTCGTCCTTTGGGGTCATGCCTCTGAGCATATCTATAGATCGCTCGCCCGTCATGCCCATCGTGATTCTCAACTGAGTGAGCGCTTCATCCACCCCCGCGAAGCGGTTGGTGGCCTTGTCGAACATATCGTCGAGACGCTGATTGAACAGCATCATGTAGGTGCTCAACTGAACTAAGCCAGCTTGGATATTAGCGAGCCCTTGGTCGCTGAACTTCTTTGCGCTGCGCGCATTTCTATTCATTGCCGCAGAGTTAGCGTTGAGTTGGCGGTTCATAGAATTGAGGCCACGCTCTAGTCTCGAGACGTGGTTCACAACGCGAGCGAGTGGGCTCGTATTCGCGCTGAAAGCGATGGCTACGTTTTGAGTTAATAAAGTCATGTGGGGCTACCTCCCGCGAGAAGCCGCCCTAGCCGCGTCTTCTTCTCGCTCTATGATGTCTTCAAACTTCTCAAGGTAGATCGCTCTAGTTCGTACTGGTAGAGACATTGTATCATGGTGTGTCCATCGCCATCGCTCTGCAAATGCCACAACGATTGAGGCTAGCGAGTTTTGCGTAGCCTCCGACCACTCGTCCCACCTTTGGAGGGCTTCTCGGTCTGAGACGCTTCCGAACTGAAAAAACCCGCCAAGTTGACCTCCACCTCCTGCGCCGCGCCACAAGATGAGCATGAGCAGTCAATGGCTGGGTCAGCGCCGACGTTGCAGTTCACAATCGCGTCTGCGATGGCCTGTCGGTCGCGGAGCGATAAGCGCCTCACGTCCTCCATAGAAGGCAGGTACTCCATGCCCTCTACAGTCCGCAGACCCGCAATGATCATGGCGCTCCCCATCTGGCCCTCGGGCAATGAGGCGATCCCCTCTTGGGCTTTACCCGTGATAAAGCGCCAAACGAGTTTGTTCTTGAGCTCGTTATCCGTTGGGTCCAAGAAGCCGCGTGGCATCTCGATACGGACCTCTGGGTCGCTGTCGTCCCACTCATAGACATCAAGCTTATCTAAGCTGACCACCTCTGACTGGGGCGAGCCGCACTCTTTACATAAGAACTCTAACAGCGTCTCGGACTTGCCGCTAAGAGCTCTGATGCAGAGCATTAAGTAGTCGCGATCCGCGACGTACATATCCCGAATGAGCGCCTCATCACAAAGCGCCATCGGGTTCTTCTTTTTTGGCATCACGTTGGGGATCTCTTGAATACAACGCCTCAAGAGCAACGTGATAGCCTTAGCTCCATTATTCCGCACCTTCTTAGAGGCAAGGTTCTCCTCGTCGATGCCAGTCATCTCGTCGATGATGACCTCGCGATAACGCTTGCCATCCTTTTCGATACCAATCGGGAGCGTGACTCGGTCGCTGATCTCAATCATGTCTTTTCCTTTGAGTGAATAACTGTCTTTTCAAAAACTTTAGAATGTCTTATGCCGACCTAGTCGGCGGGGCCGTTACGGCACAGCGCGGTTCGTCTCGACGATGCCGTGGTGCTGGACAACGAGAGTCGAGATAACAACGTCGTTGCTAGTCGCGTCAAAGTCGCCGATGCTGTACTCGCTAGGCCAAGCGCCGAGGAGCTTATACTCCTTAACGATGTTCCCTGCCTTATCGTGCAACGTGATAACAAGGTCACGGCGCACGTCCTTATCCAACCCTGCGGGGGGCACAGCGGCGCTAGACCCGAGGGTGTTGCTAGAAACGGCCTCAATCCAAGAGTTGAAAGCGTTGTCAGAACTGAGGCCGCGCTCAAAGGTGACAGAGTCAAAACTCATCATCCCGATCAACTTCTCTGCGCGGTCTGCGTTATTCCCCTCGCGGTACTCAACAACCTCGACGCTAGTCTTGAGGCCGCTCACCTTTTGAAAAGCCGTGCGCCCCGCAAAATAGTTTTGGCCGTCGCCGCTCATCTGAACGGTGAACTTATACCCGCGATAGATGTCTGTAGTAAGATTAGCCATTGTCTATTACTCCTGTACGCTTGCGCCCGCGCCCGCGCTCTGGCTGAAGCGGAAGATGATGAACTCAGCAGGACGCAGAAGGGCGAGGCCGATCTCTGCGTTAAGGATACCGTTACGGAGGTCCTCTGCGCTGTTGTTAGAGGCGTCGATCTTAACAAAGAACGCCTCAGACTCAGAGTTACCCGCGAGCTGACCAGCCGCGAAGAACCCGCCGAGAAGAGAAGAGATGTCGGTTGTGAGGCGACCCCAAGTCTCTGGCCCGTTATTCTTGAAGAGGTATGGGCGGGAGATGCTCTTAACGCTCTGCTCAACATAGGTCATCATGCGGCGCACGTTGACATAGCGGAAGTCGCTCGTTGAGGAGAGGGTGCGAGCACCGAGAACAACCACAGCAGGAAGGCCATTGCCGCCGTTGCTGACCTTACGGAGCACGTTGATCCCGAGGACGTTCAGCGCACCGTGGTCCGCGTCTGCGACGTTGACCTCAAGACCCTTGATCCCACGAACCTCGCCGCTAGCCCCATAACCAGCAGGCGCGGTAGAGACAGAACCCTGTGGGGGAGCGACCGCGTCCATGCGAGCATAGATGCCCGCAACCGCGCCGCTAGGTGCAAGAGTAAGGGTGCCATTCACGCCGTCGCGAGGGACCTTAACGTGCGGGTAGTAGAGCGCGCCCCAGTATGAGTCAATACCGAGCGAGCCCTTACGCCAATCACCAATAGAGTTCGAGCCGCTCTCAGAAGCGGTGAGGCCCGCAGGGGCATCAAGGATCGCAAACATATTCATACGCTCAGCGCAGAATGCGAGCATCGCGCTGTGGAGCGAAGGAAGAAGGCTAGACCCGATGCGCCCGTTCTCGAATGAAGGTGGGACGCAGAGGAGATTGACGCTATCAAGGCCAGAGATCGCGTAGAACCCTGTGCGATCGTTGCTATCACCGATGAAGTCAGAGACAGCGGGCGAGACAGTCTCATCACCGCCGCCTGTAGCGAGCTTGACCTCCGCCCCGAGCCCGCTGAGCACCTTAGTGCTGAGCGCACCAGACGCGAGCAGATCCTCGACCTTAACAAACCGACTGCCAACCTGTGAGTCGTTGATAACAGTCTCGATATAATTGTCGGCGTCGGGGTTGAGGCCGAGATACTGGAACGTCTCAACAGCCGCGCCGCCGTCTAAGACCGTGAGGTCGTACTCAAGGACGGTCACCTTGACGTCTGCGCTCGCGATACCCGAGGCGAGCGCAGCGGTAAGGTTGACTTGGTGGACGATAGCGCCACTCTCGAGGAAAGACTCGGTGCTCTTAACGACCACAAAGTGGTCTGTAGGCGCCCCGCCAGCACCCTCCTCGATCTTAAGGACTGCGCCCTCGACGATGCCGTTGACAGACTGAAGGCGGATCGCCTCGTCGCCGCTAGAAGCGTCGTCAGTCATATCAGAAGCGGTGCTGGCAACCCAACTAGAGGTGAAGCGTGAGCTCAAGCTGACAGAGACGCCGACGGTGCTGTAACTGTCACCGATGCACTCTGCACCACGGAAGCCCGCGCTGAACTTAAGCAGGCCCGCAGGTGTAGTGGCGTCATTATTAAGAGTGACGTTACGGACGGTAGCGGTAGAGAGCGCAGTCTTCATGCGAACGACATAGCAAGAGGACCCGCCATTCTCAAAGAAGGAGCGGACGCTGTAGAAGAGCGCCTCATTGTTGTACTCGCCACCGAAGACGCGCCTAAACTCATCGACGCTCTGGATTAAGACTGGGGAGAACGTAGGACCACGGGAAGTAAACCCGTAAAAGGCCGCGACGCTCGTAGACACCCCTTGAGAAGCCTTGTCACTAGACAGGATCTCCTCAATGTAAATATCTGGACGGCTGTAAGCCATTACTCACCTCACTTGTTTGGATCGAACCAATAGTCTTGGTCATTAAAGTGTAGAACCCTGTGTAGCACCTTATCCGCGTCGATTGCTGTTTCCGCAGACTTAGGCACATTATACAACATTTTAGCGGGCTGTCTTGTAGTAGGTTCAATGACTTGCGTCGTGGTTCTCACGACGTTAGACGCTAAGTTGATCTGAGCAATGCCTCTCGACTCTTCGTCGTTGTCCAAGTCTTCGATGTCAGCGAGTATGTCAAAAGTCCATGTCTTCTCGTAGATTACTGTATCTACGTCTACCATATCATTGCTGTCAAATGACATTCTGAACACATGATAATTTTCATCGCCCACATCTAGGCTAGATCTTGGAGCAAAACGCCCCTCAACCCACCTTAACAGCTCCCTGTCCTCGTAGGCGCTAAGAGAGTGAGCACAGACCTCATAAGTGATACGGTACTTCTCCGCAGGTCTACGGGTCACGAACCTCGGCGGGTCAACGCTTTCGTCTAGTTCGACAATCGCGTCTGGCCGCGTCTCATAATCCTCTACAGAAGGCTCAAGCCTAAACATATTGATCGACAGGCTTGGGTACTTTTGGCCACGCGCCTCTTCGGTGTCTGGGTAGTCCACAAAGACAGGAACCTGCACTACTCGGCCGTCTAGCGTCCTCATGGTCTTACCCGTGAACATCTGTGCGAAGGCTTCCTCGATCATTGGCAATGTCGTAGACATTATAGACCTACCTTCTTAAGAACCGCCTCGCGGTCCTCTAGGTACTTGGCGAGCGTATAAGCCATCGAGTAAGAGGCGTTCGCCGCGTAAATCTCGGTGAGCTCGCCGAAAAGCCCCTCCCTAATAAATGGAAGGCAGGTTTCGTCGAATCGCCTCGCCACCGTCTCGGGCTTTGGGACCTTCGGCATATTGTTGTGGTAGTTTATGTAGGCGGTTCTCTTCTTCTTGAACTCAGACTTAAATTCAAAGCGGTCGCGCACCTTGCGGAGAGACACCTTCATGCCCTTTTCGCTTACAAGACGGGTCAAAGGGTTTGGTATCTGCTTGTGAGGCTTGTGGCTACCATGAGCGTGGCTCTCATAAGACTCCAGACCTTCGGCAGTCGCGCCGCCTTGCACGTTGACTAGAGGGTCTTGCCCGAAGGCGGTCGTGCCCCGTACAAGCTGAGCTCTGTACTTAGGAACCAACTCCTCAAAGCGCGCCTCCATAACGGGCATCACGTCTTTCAAGAAGTGATCTCGGCTCGTATACGATGCGTTCTTAATTAAGCGCGCAAACATTGGGCTCGTTGTGTTGACCTTGACGCCGAGGAACATCCCCTTGGTGGTCACCGTGAACGCGGTCTTCGCTCTAGCCATAATAAGCCTCCTCTGAGGCTCCGACCTTCTCTCTTAAGTCGATGTCGAAGATCAAAGGCTTATCGCCGACTCGAGCGGTGAGCGCACATTGGATGATGCGCCAAACCCTGTTGTCAATGACGACCAAATCCGAGGTCGTGATCATTGTGTAAGGGTCTGCATCGGCACCGAACACGCCACGCCCAAAGGCGACGGGCATTGTTATGTGAGCCACCCTCTCAGAGCCTTCTCCAATGGCGGTCATCGCCTCGGTGAAAGGCTCGCGGCTTACGCAGCCCTTGAGATCAATCGGGTCCTCATATTGCTTACGCCTCTGGCGGTAAATCCCGCCCGTGGCCGTAGGCACATACTTGAGGAGGCGGAAAGCCTCTCCATAGTTATTGTGTGCCCTAATCACGGCCTGCTCGGCGCGCTTTATGAGTTTGCCGTTGCTCATACAACGGTCACCGAGGCCGTGCCGCTATACGACTTAAGATCATTAGAATTGATCACCTTAAGCCTGTAGTACCATTGACCCGCGCTAGGGCGGTCAATGTACAGCAAGTCATGGTTGTCGGAACTGCTGTAGACCACGCGACTTGTTGAAAAGTCCGATGTTTCAGACCTCTCGACCTCGTAAATCCTAAAGTATTCATCCATGACGATGCCCCAAGACAGCGCCACAGACCCGTTAGAGTGCGAGGCGCTGAAGTCGGGGGCTGAGATCGCTGAATCGTACATATAAGGCATACGTCTGCCAGTCCTAAGAGATGTCCTAGACATGACGTACTGCTGAACTTCTGCCCCCTCATCCCCTCGATCCGAGAGGCGCGCTAAGGCGTTCAGATATTCTCCGTCAAGCTTCTCCGCTAGTTTGAGCCAATACTTTGGCCCCTCTAGGGACATCTGCTGACGCTGAAGGGTCATCTGAGGCACGGTGATGATTGAGTCTGGCACGTTGGGGAAGTCTTCCACATCGCCCGAGGCCCCCTCGCCACCCCTCACATAACACATATTGATAGTGGCCCTCAGCTCTAGCAAGTACTCGTACTTAACGGGGAGCGTCGGGACACTATAGGACGAATCAAGATCTAGGTTGAGCCGCCCGACTCCACTCTCGATGGAGTCATTATATACAGAGTCTAAGTAGAGAGGACGGTCATCCTGTTGGCCGACATTATCATGTATGCGAGCGCGTACACGCCGAATAAGAGTGGTAATGTCAGCCATGATGGCCCTCCCTAAATAGCTCGGCCTTTGCCGATGAGCCAATGCGCTACAGACGCGGGCAAGGTGTAAGTCTCTCCAGCCTTAATGTTGTAGATGTACTTACCCACTTGGCCGCGCATGGTAGTCGTCGCTTTGATTTTAGTTGGCTTATCGGCGGCGGGGGCCGCCACCGCTACCTCGACAGCAGGCTCCTTCTTAGGAGCTGGATCCTCAATCACAGCGGCCTTCTCTAGCTCGTCAGCGACGGGAGCCGCCACTTCAACAGAGATCGCCTCTGCGATCTCAAGAGCCTCTTGAGAAGATCTGTTCTTGCGCCTTGTCTTTTTAGGTGTCTCAGTCATAAGAAGTTCCTGCGTGTCTTAATTAGGCAGAGATGATCTGGACAGCGTACTCGGGGTTGAGAACGTCGCAACCGAAGATGCTGTACCAAGCGAGGCCGTGGGTACGACCGAAGTCCTCAACGCCATTGTCACGGAGCTCGACAGGGAGGCTGTCAGCACAGAACAGGCATTGGTCACCGAAGACGATAGACTCGTAGAGGTCAACATTGTTGGCTGAGCTCGCGCCCGCGGGAGTGATGCCGCTCTTGAGGTCCTCAAGATAGCCCGCAGAGCCGCTAGCCGCCGCACCGTTACGAGCGTGGGTAGTCTGGATGAAGATAACGTCCTCCCAACGACCGATCTCACCGTTAAAGATATTGCGTGAGCCAGCATACTGGTGCGCTGAAACCCAGTCAGAATCACGGCGGAGAGCCGCCGCTTGGTGTGGGTGGACGAAGCAAGCGTAGAAGTCGCCGAGGAACTTCGGAGCGTCGTTGGTCTGGAGGAGCTCAACCGCGTTACGGATCGACTCGATGTCGAAGGTGTCGTCAGCGGCCAAGCCTGACTGCGCGGTCGCAGTAGGGTTAGAGAAGATATTGCTACCCGCGCCGCCCGCGAGAGCGTCACGGAGAGCGAGGTCACGAACAACAGCGTAGTCACGGCCAAGGAGAGTCGCGGCCTCTGACATGACATCGTCCCAGCTCATGCGGAGAAGCTTCTCTGAAACCTTGATCGCGTTACCCCACTCGGTGAGGGTGATAGTCTTCTGAGTCGCGCTCATAGCCTTGCCAGAGAGAGAAGCGCCCTCATCGAGCTCACCGCCACGCGCTAAGTCGTTGTAAATAGTGAACTTAATGTTCTCGCCTGGGGCACCGTTCATCTCTTGCTTGCGGAACGCAAACTCCTCAAAGCGCATGATGCCTTGCGCCTTGTGGAGAATGTCTAAGCTGTAGACGTCGAGAAGAGCTTGGGGAAGTGCGTCGGTGACGCCACCATTGATATTTACACCTGTGATAGCCATAATGGCCTCCTATTCACTTAATTGATTCCATCGCCTTTTGCATGAGTTGCTGGCGCATGGTGTTATAGTCGTTTGAGTTCAACTTCGAGAGGCGATAACGATCAGACGCTGGCGCGATGTTTGACTCTTGTGAGTCAACAGAGAGCGGGCGCGGCAGTTCTGCTGAGAGTTCCTTGCGGACCTTCTCTTCTAGGGATTTGCGTAGCATCTCTTCGCGTGTCTTAACGGCCGTAATGGCCGAGTCGATCTCCTCTTGTGAGGTGCCGTCGATGAGTTCAGAGAGCATGAGTCCTTCTTGCTCGATGCGCTGCTTCTTATACGAATTAAGCTCAGAACGCTTCACCTTGAGGTCCGCCTCTTGGGCCACCTCATCTAGGCGCTTTTGAAGCGTCTCATTTTGAGCCTGTAAAGAAGCCAGAGCCTCTTGGACCTTCTGCATCTCACTCATTGTGGAATCCTCGGACGCCTGTAGGCGCTCTTGCGTTTCGGTAAGTTCCTTTTGCACCGCCTCATTATGCGATTGCGCGTCTTGGAGCTCGGCCTTGGCCTTCTCCATAGATTTGTAGAGCTTTTCCTTCTCTTCGCGCCTCGCTTTGGCCACTAGTTCCTCAAACTTCGACTTGGAGATCGTCTCTTCGTCTTTAGTTTGGCTCTCTGTTTGTGGCTTGGCAGTTTCTTCGCTCACTTTGGGTTGAACCTCGGCTTGTTTTGGTTCTATCTCTGTTTGAACTTCTTTTGGCGTGTCACTCATTTATCTATAAGTCCTCTATAAGCTAGTTAGGCAGGTGCTACTCGGCCCTACTTAGCGAAGAATGTCCTTCTTAGGCGCACGGCGGGTGTGCTGACCTGCCGCGTTCATCATCATCTCCACGCGAGAACCGCTGACGACAGCCTTGTTCTGCATAGGAGCGACGCCGTAGCCAATCATGCCACGGTCGCGAGTAGTGGGGTTTGAGCCAGCGGCGACGCTGGGCTTAGCTTGGTTGGTCTTTGACATAGCCATAGTGGCCTCCTGTTGTCATAGATGAGAAAAGATCAAGTAAAAGTGCGGGTCGTATGGCCGCGTTGTCATTATACACTAGTTAAACACGGGTGTGTAAAGCAATTTAGAACACGGGGTCTATCGAGCACATACAGTTTGCATGGGGAACAGTTGGGAACTTGTCGAGTGTGTATAGGCCCACAGTACTGATTGAGGAGCCCAACTTATTGAGTTCGGCGTTCACGTCTGGCCCTGTACTTGTCGCGAGCACCTCGCAAACCTCCGACCCGCCGTAGTCCTTATGGAACGGGCTTAAGCGCCAGTACGCGAGCCCCACCCCGACCGATTTGAGCCTAGATACCGTTGCCATGTGTATCGCCCTAGACTGCTCGGTCCTGTTTAGGCGAGCTAGACCGCGAGACGCACACCCTTTGCCCTCATGCTTGGGCGTGACTAGCCTCGCGAGAGCCTTTTCTTTGTACGCGGGCCTCTCCGTCTTGGTGCTTCCAATCATTGACCTAAGTTCTGAATCAAGCCTGCCCGCGATCACGGCCAAGCGCTCAGCGGCGGTGGCCCCGCCGACTCGCTGCCTATAGATCGCCCTCGCGGTGCTCTTAGCGTCGGCAGAGATCTCTTTGAGTGTGCCTATCTTATTAGGGCTCGCTTGGCTTAGCCCCAACAAGTACGTCTTGACCGAGCTCTCCACATTGAACACCAGCGCGTCTCGCATCGACTTTGTGGAGTTAGACACGATACTAGCAAGCTTCTTCTCAAGCCTCTTAACCTCAGACGCTCTGAGTTTGCCGTCTAAGCGCCTCTTAGTAGGGCTGTCTGAGCGCTTTAGCTCAGACTCGAAGTCTCGTATGGCTTGGCGCATAATCTCCCTAAAACGGGCCTCCTGTTGAGGCAGCCTATTTATGACCGCCTTCTTAGCCCTAGCCACTTGTCGAGTGCGCTCCCCCTTTACGGGCTTCACCCCCTTAGAGCGCAACGTGATCGAAGACCCATCGGTTAGTGTCACGCCGTGAGAGGCGGCAACTAACCCGCTGCCCGCACTAACCGACTTGGCCTTAAACTTCTTCCTAGCCATCATTCATCTCTGAGACGGCGTTTGAAGACACCTTCACAGACTGCACGTCTGGATCTGGGCGCACGGGGTTCGGGTTCCCCTTGCCCTTTCCGCTAGACGTGCCGCCCATCACCTTCTCTGCAATCTCCTCGGCTGACTTTTCAACATCTTCGTCGAGTTCGGCGTCATCTACAAACTTCTGCCCGATCATAAACTCAAGCTCGGCCTGCTCCTCGCGCTCGTCCTCAATGTCCTCTCTGATCTTCTCAATCTCACGCTGAGAGAAGCCCATCTTCTGCATCTCATATCGTCTTGAGGTCAAGCCCGCGTCGATGCGCGTGGTCGCCCGATCCAGCTCGATGCTCTCATCTCTAGGTAGAGGTGACGGGAACACGACCTCATTGCGGTACTTATTAGAAGCGTCTAAGCCCTCAAAGGAGCGACTGAAGTCAACGTCGGCAATCGCCGTCATCTTCATAATAAGCCTGTTTACAAGCCGAAGCCCCGCCCCGTAGGTCTGTATCTTAACTTGTCTCGCCTCGAGCATAGGCATATAGCGCATAGATACTGACGCACCAGTCTCTCGGTTATTCACGTTAGAGCTTAGGGCTATCTCTGGCACTCCGCCGACTTCGTGCATAGACCTCTTGATGCGGTCTAGGTAGTCGATGCTAGAGGACAACTCGCCGCTGAGGCTCAAGTTGCTCACCGAGGCGTTCTCTGGCAGGCCCCACATACGGTTAGGGCCTCTCTCTAGTTGAGTCAGCTTAGCGCCCTTAACGATAGTCACAGGCGAGCCGTGATAGTTGATCACGTCGCTGATGTCTGTGGCCTTCTCGTTATATTCGCGTTGAAGGTCAATTAGGTCGGCCAGATCCGAACGCCCATAGAACTCTCCCGCCACCGCGTAGTTCGGTATATGGACGATAGGTATCTCGCCTAGTGGGTTCTTCTTTGTCTTCTCGCTGCCGTCGGGGCCATACTCAATGACCCTGTCATTGAACCACCGCTCTCCGTACCACTCGACGTTAGATTGGGGCATATCCCCAAACTTGCTCGTTGACGTGTCTCCGTTGCGGAAGCGCGGGAACAGGATCAAGACCGAGTTCACCTTCTTTCGGTCAACGCCATGAGGGCCGCCGAATGAAGGGAACACATACTGAGAGGGCAGCACGTCCACGCGAGCGTAAGGGGCCTCGATGGGGTCGCTGTCCTCCCAAGAGACTCTTAAGAATACATCACCCGTGATAGACCCCATTTGGGCCATCTCAAACGCCAAGAGCTCCTTGCGGTTCTTCTCCCAAGTTCCCTCAAGCATTAAGCGCACGAACTCCCTGTCCTCGTCTTCTTTGGCCGCCGTGGACGGGTCGTCGGGGATCGTGATGCTGAAGCCGCCCTTCATTAAGAAGTTCACCTGCGAGTCAACGAACCTGCGGCAGTAGTTTATCGTCACGAATGGCTCGTTAATATCCCTCGTGTGGTTCCAATGCTTGCCCTTATAGAAGCGCATGAACTCACGATAGCGGGCGAGCCGCTCGGCGTGTTCGCTCTCCGTAGCGGTGACCATTGAATATACTTTGCTGTCTGCGCTCCCAAATGGAGTGCCAGCGAGGATGCCTCGTCCGATAAGTGCCATAGCGCTACCTCAGTCCCATTTTCGATGTACTAACGGTTGACGGTCTTGGCGCGAGGCGCTTCTACCGCTGTTCTTGTTTATTTTACTCTCAAAGACGCCTTCAAGCCACCGTCCTACTTGCTCGGGTGTCTGATCTGTGAGCAGACCCTTTGAAAGAGCTTTACTTACCATACGCTCATCCATCCGAGCGAGTTTGGCTATCTGGGAGATCGTTAAGAGTTCACCACCCATCGAACTTCCTCCTCCCTCGCCCTCGGGCGTCGCCTATTTGTGCGGAGGCTCTACGGCGCGCATCTGCCACCGCCCTGCCGCCGATAAACGGGTTCGACGCGACTTCTGCGGAGATCAGACGCCTATTTACCGCATAGCACAGCATCATCAAGCTGTCGGGGTAGTCATCATGGCCGTCTGAACTCCCGCCTTTTTTGCCCGAGGTGGGAGCCTTAACGTCCATGTACTTCCCCTTCCACTCTTTTTGGAGGTCGTACATCTGCTTGACGAATCTTTGCCACTTACGTTGGGTCTTGGCGTAGTCGCCCGCTGGGTATGTTAGCCGCTGCTCTTTGATCTCTTGGTACATGACGGTGTAGCCCTCATGCTTGGACCGCTGAGAGAAGATAAAGGGAATGACCCTTATATTCTTGTCGTACAAGTCAGCGTTCAAGCGGTCATAGATCGGGTCACCACGGCCCGTGGCGTCTACGATAAGCATACCTATATTATACTTGCTAAGCGCATCGAGTATCTGTGGGTACTGAGACTCATGGTCGTCGCCCTCAATCTCTAGCCAGTTGACGACGTGCGTATAGTATCGGTCCTCACCCGCGAAGATCTGTGGATTGTCCCACCAAACCTTGGCGACGGTCATAACCGTCGAGTCGTTAGAGCGGCCAATATCTAACGATGCCACCATGTTTTCAGAGGTCTTATCGTTCCCATAAGGGCTGTCTGGCCTCTTAAAATGGATATACTTACCCCTCTGCTTAACGCGGAGCTTATCGCGGCTTTGTATGCCGCAAGCGTCAAAGATCTCTGGCGGGATGAAGTGACCGCGCTCTAGTAACCAATGCAAGCGATAGGACATTCTGAACTCGTCGCTATCGTAGCCAAGACGGTCGATCTCCTTCTCAATGTAGCGCCTATATCTAGGGTTATGGCGGCTTGGGTACTCGTAGTCATACTGGAAGTGTGTTGGCAGCTCGTTCGTCGTGTTAGTGCGCGCTCGGTTGCGCTCACAAGCGTCGAAGAAGTCACCCTTTTGTGCGTTAGGTGTGCCGATCTTAATGATCGTCCCGTTGGTGCTCGCGAGCATCGGGTGGATCGACTTCTTGATCTTATAGTTCGAGATGTCTTGGCACTCTTCGCAGATGATTACATGGTAGGTCTTACCCTCAATGTTCGCTTGTGGCCCTGCGCTGTTGGCGTCCACATAAGACCCGTTGGGCAGCCTCAGCACCTTTCGCCCCCCTTGTAGGTCAATGCCAATATCTGGGTCGCTGAGCACCGCCATCATAGCCTCTGACTGCATCCTAGAACTCATACGCGAGTGCATGATGCCCGCCAGCTCATAACTCGGGGCGAAGATGCCTACCCAAAAGCCCTCTTTGAACTTGCCTATGCGCTCATCCTTCGCCAAGTCGGGCATGAGCGCCAAGCTAGGCAGAATGACGCACAGGCCCGTAATGACACAAGACACGGTTTCGGTCTTGCCGCTCTGCCTCGAAAAGAGCGCCGTGATCTCTTCTCCGTCCTCAAGTAGAACCGACTGGATCATACGCCGCGCAAAGTTCTCTTGGTACGGGTACAGAGTCACCCCGCTCGCCGTCTTACAGAACTCAAAGCACTTCTCTGCGAGGTCGAAGATCTGCTCGTTGCTTAATGTATGTCTCGGTTGCTGTATCTTTTGCAGTTGGCCCACTACTTACTCCTTTTAGCCTTCTGAGCCTTGGCGTGTAAGTCCTTATCGGCGGTCTTCGTGGTCTTACCGCCTTGCACAAACGACATTACCCGAGCCCGCGCCCAAGCCTCTTGTGAGGCTCCGACTCGGTGACCCGTCGCCCATGCTCGAGCGCCCCGCTCATGCACGTCTTTTAAGACCGCATACGGGACGCCCGTCTCTTTAGCCACAGCAGACAGGTATGAGCGCTTAGTGTTTGAGCGCATCCTCTCAGAGATGCGCTTCTTCAGCCCAGACTTCTCTGCCTGTATGGTGTACTTAGACTTGCGCGTCTTGGCACCCTTGTCGCCAATCATGGGCGAGTAGTTGGGATTGCCTTCCCTAGAAGACTTAGCGCGAGCCCTAACTTGCTTCTCGCGCTTCTTAGCCGTCTTTTTGGGTAGGCCCGCTGTGTACTTTTTCGGCACCTTCGTTGGTCGCTTCGCCATAATCGACTCCCGAGTCTGAAAACCCCCAATAATTAGATAACAAGGGGGAAGATTGCATCAGCCCAAACCAAGAGAACTCACTCTTCTTGGGCGATGGAATTACAAGCGCGTTGCGCGCAGCCATCATCTTTAACATTTCTAAATTGTCCATCTTAACCTCTACCCGTGATCGCCGTATTCATCTTCAAAGCGCTCACGCGCCAACGACTCCTCTTCGCCGAAGACCCACGGCGACCACTCGCCGCCGAACTTCCTACGCATGAAGAACCCATCGACACGCTCAATGAGCGTGACCTCTAGGTCTGCAAACATCTCATCGAACTCCTCCAACACTAGCAGGGCCTCGTCAAACCCGTCGGCGAAAGGTTTAAGCACTTCGGCGTCCACTTCAATAGTGACATCTGAATCCGTTACCGCCCACGCGCCCTCTGTCGAGCGTATTTGCCAGCCTAGCCCCTCATACTTTTGCCTGCTCTTTGATCGGTGCCTCATCTGCTTTTCCTCTTGTACTTCTTGACCGAACCCCGCTTGGCCATAGCGGCGCGCACAGCTCTCCCTTGAGCCTCCGCCTCGCGTTTGGTCTTGTAAACCTTACCAGACTTGCCCCAGCGGTAACCGCCTTTGACTTTAACCACGGGCATCAGCGTTCATCTCCGTCACCGCCGATGACGCCCCGCTCATGTCGGCTGTGTAACTTCTCGACGTTCATCTTGGCGATAGTTTCTAGACTATACCCGCACTCTTTAGCGACCATAGCGATATACCAAAGCACGTCTCCGAGCTCCTTGGCTAGAGCGTCCGCCGTCTTCCCGTCCATACGCCCGCCCTTGTCGCGGTAGATCTTTTTAACCTTGTTCGCGATCTCGCCCGCCTCCCCTGCTAGGCCCATCGTCACATAAGCTAGACCGACCTCTTTGGGGTACTGCGCGGTTTCATAAGCCTTTGATTGGTACTCATTCAACTTCATTGGTCAAAACCTCCATCTGTACCTGCATCTCATGTATCTCCTCAACAAGCAAGGACGCTTCATCAATTAGTACCGTGGTCTGTTCTCTAGTAGCTCTGCAAGGGGCCAAGGGGCCTACCACCAAGGCCGCGCTGAGCCGTTCGCTAGACTTGGGCGGTATGCGTATGTCTGCGTCTACATATACTAGCTGAGGCTCACCCATGACGACGGCTGGCACCTCTATCTTATCCTGCGCTACCGATTTATTGGATGACTTTGATTTGACCGCCCCAACAACCGCCGCGCAGCCGATCCATACGAGCGTGAGAGCCATCCCGAGCGCCACAGACCTCATCATTTCAACGAGACTTGAGTTCATCTTTAATCTCCGTCACTACCTCTTTGATAAAGCCCATCGTCACGCCTAACTCACGCAAAACGGCCTCAGTTTCTTTTTGGTGGTCGCGCAGGGACCTTTGGTCTACTCTCAAGGCATCGAGTTCCTTGGTGTTAGACTTAAGCTGGTCTTTTATGACGGCGATCTGCACCGACTGGCTATTGACCCAAAAAAGTATCGGCACCAGCCCCGCCGAGAGCGCCTTGAAGGCGAAATCAATCATTTTTTCATTCATGTAAGCACCTCAAATCGCTGAGTTATCTTCTTTACATTGTACCAAAACACAGCGCAACCTTGCCCCTTTTCGGCACCTAATGACACGAAAAACACAAGACGGCGTGTTACATGATCGGCTTACCCGTGTATAAGCATCATTAAGACCCTAGAGTCAAGGAGATGACATGAGATCAGAGTGGAACATTAGGCTCATAACGCCTAACGCAAGCCAAGCCCAAGACTGCTACCAACTCTACGCTTCCAAAGGCTACCACAGCCACTTC